GTAGGTCCTGAGAACGTGTGAATTCTCGCATTGTTTTGCGCTGTTGATTGCGCACCTCCAGAAGTCCAGTTTCCTGGATGAATCCGAAGTGCGAAAACAGGAGAAGACACGTCACTAACAGAATAAGTGTTATATGGTACAAAGTTGTGTTGCACAATATTCACATCTGCGTGAACTGTTCCAATTGTTTTTCCAATGGCATGACTACTCGGTCGAGAAGATGAAACGCCAACTGGGGGTCGGGTATCTGTTGCTACTGTTGGTTCTGCAGCAGCAGTATCGAAATTGTCGACTGGTTTATCCATTTGGTATTTCACACCAGGGAGGATAAGAAGCATTTTATGAGCAGCTTGTTGTTTAACTGCTTTCTTGGAGGTTCCAAATTCCTCAACTTTATCACATCCATATGTTAAAACACATGAATAGATAGGTTGGTGATCTTCTCCACCAATGCGTTTGATGAAATACACGCATTCCTTGTGTGAAACATCGGCTTCTTCCTTCAAAATAGAAACCCAGTCGTGAGATTTTGCAATCCCAATAGCATTCTTAGCTCTTTCAAGCCAACCAGGTGTTACTTGGTTAAAAGAAATGCAACCAGGGAAATCCATTTCTGGATGTTCTGGGTCATACTCTTCATCGGCTTGATAACGCGCCGGTCCTCTTACAGGGCTCTTCGGTGGTGCCGAGGGAACTTTGTCGGGTCCATACGGGTCGTCATCTCTATCCATTTGGTAGATAGCTTCTCCATCTCCATAGTTTCTTCGTGCTCCAGGATCTTCATTTGAGAGCTCTGTCAAATTGTTGACAGCTCGTGATCTTCGTAAAGCTAAAGTTGCGCTGTATGGCGCGACTCTAACTTCAGTTAAAGTTACGGTGGTTCCAAGTGTGGGGATGATCAAAGTAGCTCCTACTGCACTTGCAGTGAAAACTACATAACCAACTATCTCTGTGCCTGTTCCTCCTGGCGCATTCACTGTTTCTTCATTCGTTACAATCACTCCATCCACCGTCGTGTAAGATATAATTGCTGGAAGTCCAGTACCATTAAAATTAACCGCAACTAGATATGATCCAATTTTAGAAAAAGTCATGGTATTTCCTGCAGCGGTGACTCCAAGATTACCAGTAATCACTGGTGCTGACCCAAATACAGCTGTTGATGTAATGGTGCCTCCTCCATCTAAACGATTCCCTATATCAAAGATCGAACTCTCAGGAAATGGTGTTCGATGAACAAAGTAGTCCATCTCATTAACCATATAAGATGGTTTAAGATAAATTGGTGTTGGGTTAGTCGATGAATTAACAGGATCTGAGATATTTCCAACGAGTACGGCGAAGAATCGCTCATCTCTGGTCTTCATGAAATCTCGAGATGCATAAGGCACCTCAAAATACATTGTTGGATTATCAGCAAGGTCATAAGTGACTCCCTGCCTGTTGAACACTCCAGTATCTGAAGATTCGACAGCGGTTGACACTATTTTGATGATTTGGGCATAGCCCATTGGTGGTCGGCAGTCCAATCGAAGGATGGTAGTCTTCGGGCGCATGTAATCAAACACACGCATCAAGTTGTAAGCTTTTGGGGCTGCTTGCTGAAGGGTGGGAGATAACTTTTCGAAAGTTACTCCATCGCCAAGGGTAAAGTTATCACCAAGTTGGAAATGTTGAATCTCTTTTGGGAGAGACATTGCCTTCTCGATGAGTTTGGGCATCTCATAACCTGAATTAACAGATTGTTCACTTTGTTGTAAAGAGTATACCCAAACCATGCCATCAGCAGTTGACATGAGTTTTGGCGGTCCAATATCTGATTGAACATTTTGGGGTTGGATTGGGCCCTCAGGCGCAATATCATTGGCAGAGTTGAGTCCACCATTGAGGGTCAAGGATCGTGAAGCCTTTCCCACATTCATTTTTACTGGCGTGCGAGTATTCATCTTCGGAATAAAACTTGGTGAAGTAGAATTCTTGTCGCTTTG